CCAAAAGGTGATACATTACGAATTGCAATGGCACACACAGGTGTGAATTTGTTTATGGCAGCTTCGTTGTTACCATTCGTACATCATATCGCAAGGTTCTTAGGTAGATTTTAATTTAACACCTAAATAGGTGTATGAAAAATTATCATACAGAAGTACCGTTATCTATTGACATTGACAGACTTGGTAAATGTTACTTAGATTTTCGGTCAAAGTTAGGGTTTCGTACAGACGATAAAACGCTACGAGATTTTAACGCAATATGCATCAATCGTATACCTGGCGATGAGAACAGTATTACAGGTGGCAATGTTCGTGGTCTATACTGGACTAAACCAGATACGACTAATGTTGAAGAACAACGATTGCCATATATTGAAGAACATAGATATACAGAGATATGTCCTGAATTTAAAGATACATATGTCGAAGAGGTCTATAATCTTATTACTTCTAAGTTTAAATTAGGTCGTGTTCGGTTTCTTATGAAACCACCTCGTTCTTGTCTATCTTGGCATCGTGACCCGGAAATGCGTCTTCATATTCCGATAATTACAAATGAGGGTTGCCGAATGATTATAAATGATGTATCCTTTCACATGCCATCAAATGGTAGTGCATACATCGTAAACAATAAAGAGTATCACAACTTCTTTAATGGTAGTGAAATAGACAGAGTACATCTAGTAGCAACAATACTAGAGAAAGGTAATGAATGATTAAGTTAAGTGAAAATGCAATTACGCATTTACAAACCATCGCAAAAGATAACAACAAGAAATTTGTTCGTTTAGATGTGAAAGGTGGTGGCTGTGCCGGTTTTGGTTATGAATGGTCTTTTGCAGACGAAGAACGAAGAGATGATGCAGTCATTAAAGACATACTTCTAGTGAGTAGAGATTACGAGTTATATCTATTAAACATGGAATTAGATTTCAAAAAAGATATATTTGGTAGTCAGTTCGAATTTAAAAACCCTAACTCTAAGAGTGAATGTGGTTGCGGAACATCTTTCAGTGTCTAAATAATTAGACATCGTTCAGCCATGATGGCCGGAAGTAGGTAATACCGAAGGAACGCACCTAACTTTAACAAGGAGGGTGGACATGGATAGACACTCATTTATGCTCAAACAGTATAGAGAGCATTCACACAAAAAAAGAACAGAGAAGATACTAATGGCAAATCGACAAGAAGTCGATATTAATGGCAATGGTACTTCTGGTTATAAAGTGAAGAGTGGTGTTAATGAAGGCAAAATCTTAGCACACAATAATACCAAATCAACTACGAATTGGTAAACAAAAAAAGAGGGGCGTAATGCCCCTCTCCAAAGACTTACAGGCCACTTAACTTAATAAGACTTACGCTCTACTGCTTTGTTCTCCTATCTGTTGTTGTTTGCTGTGATTAGCAGTCATTCATCATTTTCTTCTCCATGGTTATACATACTATAAGTGGTGCGACCAGCCGGACTTGAACCGGCAAGCTTTGAAGCGACAGATTTTAAGTCTGTTGTGTTTACCAATTTCACCATGGTCGCTTTGTCGATATTGCCTCGTTCATATTCTATTTGAATATAGAAGTCATTGGCTTCTTTAGTCATAAATGGTTGATGCATTATCAACTCCTTGAATTGGCCTGCCCGACAGGATTCGAACCTGTGACCTACGGTTTAGAAGACCGTTGCTCTAATCCAGCTGAGCTACGGGCAGATAAGGTTACTGTGTTTTACGGAATGGTCTGTACACACTGAAATCCTTTGTACAGGTTGCTTTACCTTTATCGTAGGTATTAAGTTTAATCTTAACACGCCGTACTTTCTTGGCGTATAACTCTACTTGTGGTAAATATTGTAATGGAATGTTTTTGAAATTATACAACTGAAATAGATAGTCAGTTGTTGTTTTAAGGCTACGAGTGTCCACCTTAAATCTCCTTTTCTCAGATTAAAACTTTTTGTTAAAGCCTAGGGTGAAATTTCTATTTACTTGATTATAACCATCAGGTCTTTCATAATCAACATCTGTTATATTATCAATACCGGCGTACATTGTCAAGCTTCCTTTTGTTGTTGAGTAAAATAAATCTGCTGTTGTAACACTTTTTATTTTCTTTCTTGCGTAAGTCTTACTATCTATATCCATGTGACTACCATAATAATTAATGTTAAAATTAAAACCATTGAGTTCAAAGTTTGTTAAGTTTGTCCACTTTGGCTTTCTAACTATCTCAGCACCATTACCGTCTTCAGCGATAACAAATGCCGTATTGTTCTTTATTATAACTGAACCTATATTGTTTGTCAAGCCTAATTCGACACCATGCCTATCACTTTTTTTCGTATCGTTAACATATGTACTGTTTTCATATTTCAACAGATTGTCTATTTCAGTTTTAAAGAATACAAGGTCGCCTTTGTCCCATCGGTAACCAAGTTCGTATGTTTTACTTTCTTCTGGTACTAGACTACTATTACCTAAAAAACCCCAATTGTCTTTACCATACATTTCATAAACAGTTGGTGCTTTGTAACCAGTTGCATAACTTAATCTTACACCGTTCTTTTCAACACCTAATCTATATGTTAGTTGGTCATCAAAAGTATTTGGTGTATCATATCTAAAACCTAAATGAGATTGTACACCACTATCATGTGATTGGTCTACACTGTAAAAGTATCCGTTGTTTGTTCTATTTTTATTTACTTCACTTTCATAACCAGAGATGTTTGTATTAAACTCTATATCAGAATATTCGTATTCAGTTCCTAATGTATGACTTTTGTTTTCATGGTGTAATGTTTTCTTTGCAAGTAATGTTGTTGTATCATTTAGATATGTGTCTATTGTACCTTTATCATCATATACTCTATCATGTTTAGTATGGTTGATTGTGTATTCTTCATCTTTGTTTTGTAGTGACAAATAATAATTATTGAATTGCCAATCAGAAGTATAATCTGTATAATCTGTTGACTTGTCTAAATCTGATTTGTTATGTGTTTCTATAATGTTTGACTTTAGAATATAACTATTATCTAAGTAACTTTCTGTTTGAAAAATATAGTTTCTATTTTTATATTCATCGTTTTCATTACCGTCAACTACAGATATACCATCACTTGTTTTGTTTTCTACTCTAAAATCAATTAGTGTATTACCTACATAATCGCCAACTTTAATATTTTGTGTCCAAGTATTGTTAGACCCCACAGAAGCGCCAATGCTATTATCTTCATTTGCTTGTGTAATCATATTAATAGTTCCACCAATTGAGTTTGGTCCGTAAACACTACCCATAGGTCCTTTGATAACTTCTATTCTATTAACACCTAAGAAACTATGTTGACTAATATCATCTGTACCACCTGGAGTAGAATGGTCTTTGATTGCAATACCATTTAAGGTGATGAGTGTATGATTTGAGTTTGTACCTCGTAGAAATGTAGAAGACATTTGGCCTTCAGGTCCAGATTGTACTACATTTAAAGATGGATTGTTTTCTATTTCTTTTGGTTCAATAACTTCATATGAATAAGTTTTATATGCTAAATCATTTGATGTTCTAAATCCGTAGATTGTAATTTCAAGTTCTGCTTTTGCTGTAAATGGTATTAATAAGAGTAAGAACGGTAGTAATATTCTAAACATAATTTTCCTAGTAGAACACATATCAATGTAGAAACCAATAAATTAAAATCAAATGGTATTGCCATTATGTAAGTGTTCAATAAATCTCCGCCCCATTTGTACCATACGAAGAAGTTAATAATTAAATGCCACAATAACACACCTGTGAAAGTGGCGTAGATTTCATTTTTAATATGTGTTCCTAGGATTGTAAATAGAATAACACATGCATAAATGGGTAACATTAAAGAATGAAATCCAATAAACAAATCTTTTATCAACATGAATAAAAGAGGTATAAAGTATTGCAGGTATTTGTTGCTAGTGAATTGAGGTAATAATAAAGCAATAGCAAAAATAGGCGTTACATTCATACATGTATTTATATTGGTCGGAGATGTAGGATTTGAACCTACGACCCTCTGGTCCCAAACCAGATGCGCTACCAGGCTGCGCCAATCTCCGTCAGTTTATTTGTGTCCGTGTTCAACAAGATATCTAATATTACTTCTGTGAATACCAATATCTTTTAGTTCTCGGTCCGTTAAGTCTTGCAGTGTTTTATAACATCTTTCTTTGAGTAAGTATCTTTTAAACCAGTTAAACATTCTTTTTCATCTCCTTAACCTGTGTCATTAATTCTTTTGCTTCTTTATGGTAACCCATATTATAAAGTTGGTGAGCTGCCTTTGCAGTACCAACTACCTCAAAAGTTGCTATAGACCAGTTGAGAAATTTATTAAATATTTTACTTACAGTGGTTGCGACCAGGTCGCAAATTTGGCATGACGCCAGGTACATCGTTTGAACGGACATTCTTTTTCCTTTTAGAGTTTGTGATAAAGTAAATCGTTTTGATTTACACAGATATTTATAAAAGAATGCCCTTTTTTATTGTTGCAAATCCGTAATGGATGTTATGCAGCCTCCAACATACTCATTGGTACACGATAGCTACGACCTGACATATCGACTAAACATTTGGTCTGATTAATTTTGGTAATCACACCAGGAGTTTTCTTTGTTTTTTGAACAACAAATACTTTTTGTCCGACAGATAGAGTTGCTTTACCAACCATAACTTTCATATCGGAAATAAATTCAGATAGTTCGTTAAGTTGAGCAAGGTTCATTTTTTGTATTTCAGTTTTCACATTTTTCATAATATAGTATCCTTATTTTAGTTTAAGTAAAGAGGTCCAGTCCAGTTCATCATAAATCCTTCGAAGACATTTCCTCTTGCTCGGTTTAATGCAGGTGCATTGTATCCTGCTGGTTTCAAAATGTCACCGACTTTAAAACCTTTTTTAGCAAGTTTATCGGTAACTTTAGCAACAACAAAGCAATGCACAGAGTTGTCACGGACTACTTTAATATAATTTCGTCCAGTTTGTACTGAACACTTATCTTCAAACTCTTTAAGAGATTGTTCAAAATATTCAGAACGCTTTTCGCCTTTAGAAGAACGGTCTGTCCACTGAGCGTAGTCAAGTTTAGCCGTTTCAATAATATTCTTAATACCTTCTTCAAGTGAGGTAGCAACTTTTTCACACATTATAGTCATAATATAGTCCTTTCAATTAAGCAGCTTGTTGAGCAATTACCATGTCAACAGCGGCGTCCCATAATTTAATAGCATCATCGTTATTTTCAAAACCATACTCTTCAGCAAAATCCATTGAAGAAGAAGAGGCAGTACCATCTACATCTACTGTATGATTGGTGATGATTTTAGCAATCGTTTCGACTTTGGCAGTATTGTAAATAAGACCTTGTTCGGTATGTATTTGAATTTCGCCATTGTCAGCAGACAAGAAGTTGATTTGGTCGTTAGTGTTTGTATTAGGGAAGTTCATAGTTTTTGTATCCTTTTTCATTTTATGGTACCATTATACCATATGTTTAAACCATTGGCAAGCGGTTTTTTCACTTTTTTTTAACTTAATGCAATTAACATTAACAATAGACTATTCAATGAAAATCCTATTGCGTTAGATACGATATATAACATATCTTTAGCGTATATAGCTCTTACTAAAAATAGAAACAATCCTAACCATACTAATAATATGAAGTTTAATGGAGGCAAATTTGTTGACCAACCCATTAACACTGATAGTGATGTCGGAGCAGTTGCACCGTGAATAAGTATCATACCTACCCAACCACACGCTTCAGAGATTTTATTTGATTTAATTTTTTTCATAGTGTATCCTTTCTTATCTTATGTGTCCATTATACCAGATACTTTGTTGTTTGGCAAGCACTTTTTTCAAATTAATTGCTTTTTATTGCAATAAAACCACCAACTAACATTACTGCTAAACCCATTAGTGAGTACATAAGCATTTCAGTTAGAGTATTTGCTGATTCCATACATTTTCCGTCACAATCGCCAGCAGAACCAGCCATCATCATAATACCAATTACGATTAATAGAGCGCCAAAAGTGTTTATCATTGTTTTCATAGTTTATCCTTTGTTTTTTTAACTTATACATACATCCTACACTAGATAAATACCTTTGGCAAGCACTTTTTACAAAAAAAAGCAAAAAAATCACTAAAAAAAGCAAGTAAAATCAATAAAAAATGAAATATTTTGTTCTAGTTTTGTTCTTTATGTTAATTTCGTGTTCTCCGAGCGTAAAAAACTGTAAATTATCGCCAGATTATGAGGCAACAGCTAAATCGGCGCTAGAAAACCGAGATGATTTAAGAAAAACTGAAATAAGAGCAGGAAAAATGGCTTGTTCTTTTTGAATAAATAGTCAGAAAGGGAAATTATGAGTAAAATGAGAATGTTTAAGTTTTGGAATGAAAAAGGTGACGAACAAGAGAAAGAAGCGATGAGTTTGAAGAAGGCTATTATGTCTGTTCAGTCAAATTTTAAAGATAGACTAATAAGTGTTGAGTATATTAGTAAAAAAGGTAAAGAGATGTGTCATAGCGTATTAATACCGATAGGTAGAAAAGTAAGACAAGCAATAATATCAGAAAAAAAACGAGCAGAGTTAAAAGCTAAAGGAAGATAAATGCCAGCAGTAAATAGAGTAGGCGATAGTTTGTCAACAGGTCACGCCTGTACAGGTACAACCACAATAGCATCATCTAATACAGATGGTACAGTTCATGCCGAGAGCATTGATATCATAGTTGTTGGTGCGCCTACTGTAGCACACCCTAATCCACCAAACCCACCATGTCCAAACCATGTTGCAAACTTAAACGCAGGTTCGCCTACAGTGTTTGTAAATGGTATTGCTATAGGTAGAATTGGTGATAGTGCAGATGCAGGAGCAATGACTTCAGGTGCTTCTACTGTTTTTGCTAATTAAGTCTAAAAAAACCTTATAAATATTACCGTTATGGCAATCTATGATACATCAGCAACCAACAACTCTAAGCGAAACAGTCGAAGATATAGAGATATCGACTTAAATTTCGCCAGAAATCCTGTGACTAATGATATAGTCAAAATTGAAGATGTAAATGCTGTTAAACGAAGTGTACGAAATTTAATACAAACAAATTTCTACGAAAGACCTTTTCATCCAGAATTAGGTTCTGGAGTGAGAGATTTATTATTTGAAAACTTTACACCGTTAACGAGAGTTTTTCTACAAAGAAAGATAGAAGAAGTTATAACAAATTTTGAACCGAGAGTATCACTAGAAAGTATTAGAATAGACCAAGATGAAGATAATAATAGATTAGTTTGTGATATCTATTTTTATGTACAAGGTGTTACGGATCCGGTTGTAGTAACGGCATTTTTACAGAGGTTAAGATAGAACATGGCAAAACATAAGTTAAATGTATCAGAGTTAGATTTTGACCAGATAAAGTCAAATTTAAAAACTTTTTTACAAAGTCAAACAGAATTCCAAGATTATAATTTTGAGGGTTCAGGACTTTCTATTCTATTAGATGCATTAGCATACAATACACACTATCTAGCTTACTTGGCAAACATGTCAACAAACGAAATTTACTTAGATAGTGCAGACATTCGAAATAATATTGTGTCACTTGCTAAAATGGTTGGTTACACACCAACTTCACCAAGAGCACCTAAAGCTGATATTGATATAGTAGTTAACAATGCTTCAGGCACTTCAGTAACAATGAACAAAGGTACCGTGTTTACAACTACAGTTGATGCAACACAATATCAATATGTAAACAATGCAGATATTACTATTATACCTGTTAATGGTGTTTATAGATTTTCAAACTGTACTTTATACGAAGGCACCTTAGTTACATTTAAATATACAGTTGATGTAAATGACCCCGACCAAAAGTTTGTAATACCAAGTAACAGAGCAGATACATCAACATTAAAAATTTCAGTACAAAA